GGGGAAGCAGCTAGACCAAGCGATCGTCCCGACACAGGCGACACGCCCCGGAGCTCAAGTCTTTAAGGTCTCCACCGCGGGGGACGAGTCCTCCCTATGGCTATGGGATCTCGTGACCAGGGGCCGCGCCGCGGTGGAAGCGGACCGCCGCGAGGGGATCGCCTACTTCGAGTGGGGAGCCGCGGAGGACGTCGATCCCTGCTCGCCGGCGACCTGGGAGACCTTCCACCCCGCCTACGGGATCACGATCGGCGCGCCACAGATGCGAGCCGCCCTCGAGGAACTAGGGCCCGCCGGCTTCCGGCGCGCCTACGGGAACCAATGGCCGGAGGGGATGGGGAAGTCCGCCGCCCCGAAGATCCCCCCCGGAAGGTGGGCCGCGGTCCAAGTCCCCCCCGCCCGATTGATCGACGCGGGGGTACGGTGCGCGATCGGATTCGACACCCCTCGAGACCGGAGCTCCGCCGCCGTCGCCGTCGCCTGGCGGGACCGGAAGGGGGCCCGCGTGGAGCTCGTGGACGCTCGCCCCGGTACGGGATGGCTAGGCGAGCGGATCGCGGAGCTCTACTCGAGGCGGAAGCCTGTCGCCATCGGATACCCCGCCGACACCCCCGCCGGCGACGTGGCGGACACCCTGGCGACCGCCGGACTCCCCGTCCTTCCCATCCGCGGCAGGGACTGGCCTGCCGCGTGCTCCGGATGGCTCGCCGCGGTCCTCGAGGCGAGGATCCGGATAAGCGAACACCCCGCCCTCGCCGAAGCCGCCAAGGTGGCCCCTGGCCGCGACTCCGGCGACGGGGGATGGACGTGGCATCGCCGCGGCGCGATCGCCTCCATAGCCCCGATCATCGCCGCCACCGCGGCGACGTGGGCCCTCGAGCACCCCGCCGGCGCGGAGCCGGCGACGTGGACCGCCTTCTAGCCGGCGACATATGCTCGAGCTGCGGAGCGGGAAGGCGGTCGCCTCGAGGGGGACCGCCGACCCCTTCCCCGCTCGAGCTCGAGCCGTCTACTACTTACCCCGCCAGGACTCCGCCGCCGGCGGGACGTGATCGAGACCAATCCCCGAGCTCGAGCACGCCGGCGCGAAAGTGCTGGTCAGACGGACGACCCCTAGTCCATCTTTCGCGTTTCATCGCCTTAGAGACGATCCTAGGGGACGCGATCTCGCGCGATGTACCCTTGGAGCGTGGCGAGGTGGCCTTGGAGCCGGCGACCGCCGGCGGGGACGGGGACGAGCGTGGCGGGGACCACCCCGGACTCTTCGCTTCTCTTCGGGAACGCCCTCGTCCCCGGGCCCGGAGTGGAAGGCGACACGGAAGGCTACTTGGACCTATGGCGGAGACGAGCGGAGCAAGCCTCCCTAGACGCCGGCGCGTACGTGGGCGGGGGGATGGGATGGAACCCCTACATAAGCGAGTGGGCGGCGCGCCAAGTCCCCGCCCTCACCGCGGGAATGCGTCTCATCTCCGGGGTATGCATGCAGCTACCCCTACGCCAGAAGCGGGGGGACGTGATCGTAGATCCGCCGGCGACCGTCGTCTCCAATCCCACCCCTGGCCCTAACCGGACCGTCGCGGACTTCGTGGACGAGTACGTCTCCGACGTCCTCTTGTATGGGAACTACGTCGCCCTTATCGGACCGCTCGACTCGACCGGATGGCCCTCGAGCCTCGTCCCCCTCGACGTCACCTCCGTATCTGTCGCCAGGGACGAGGCGACGTGGCTCCCCGTCTACGCCCTCGAGGGGATAGACGAGCCGCTCCCCGCGGACCGGATCTTCCACGTAGCCATAGACAAGCGGAGCGGGGAGCTGCGTGGACGTGGAGTCCTGCCTACCCTGTCCGGCGCGATCGGATCCGCCCTGGCAGCGGACGCCTACGCCGGACGGTACTTCTCAGAGAGTGGAGTCCCCTCCGGAGTTATCACGGACTCGAGACCTAACCTCACCCAAGCCCAAGCGGACGAGCTCAAGTCCAAGTGGCTCCTAACCGTCGCGGGGACTAGGGCCCCGGTAGTGATCCCCTCGAGCACGACCTTTACCCCGCTCGCCTCCGACGCCGACAAGGCGCAGCTCGTCCAAGCGCGCCAATGGGACGCCACTATGGTCGCCATGATCCTTGGCGTCCCCCCGTTTCTCCTAGGGATCGAGACGCAACGCCATACCTATACCAACGCGGAGACGGAATTCGGACGCTTCATCTCGACGACGATCCTCCGGCTTCTCAAGCCCCTCGAGCAGCAGCTAACCGCCCAATGCCTCCCCCGCGGTAACGAGGCGGAATTCTGGACCGGAGCCCTCCTACGAGCGGACACCGCGACGCGGGCCCAAGCCGCCGCCGGACTCTACGGCGCGGAGATCATCACCCTCGAGGAAGCCCGCGAGCTGGCCGGCTTCCCCCCCGCCGGCGGTCCGGCGGAGTCCACTCCCAAGCCGGCGACCCCGCCGGCGACGTCCCCGAGCTCGAGCCCCGCCGGCGCGCCGGCGGATCTCGCCGCCCACCTTCACCTCGTTTCGGAGGGGTAGCCATGACTCGTCCCCTGTCGCGCGTGTTCGCCCACTCGCTCCGCCTTCGAGACGACGGGGAGGGGCCCGCCGGCGACGGACGGACGCTCGTGGGACTCGCCGTCCCCTTCGGGGTGGAGCTCGACGTCGTGGACTGGTGGGACGAATATACGGAGACCTTCACGAAGGGAGCCTTCGCCAAGACGATCACCGACCGCGGGAAGCCTGTCCCCCTACTCGTCCACCATCAACACCGCTCGCTAGGGATCGGACGCGCTACCTCGCTCGTGGAGACAGACGCCGGACTCGAGGCGGAATTCCATCTCACGGAGGGAGTCCAGCAAGCGGACGAGGTGCTCGCCCTCGTGGCGGACGAGGCGATCTCCGGTCTCTCCATAGGCTTCGAGCCTGTCCAGCAGACGGTAACTACCGGGCCCTCGAGGGAGCCGCCCTCGAGCCGCGACCTCGTGACAAGGACCGAAGTCAACCTCCGCGAAGTCTCCGTCTGTAACTTCCCCGCCTACGTGGACGCCGGAGTCTCCGGGATCCGCGCCGCCCAAGGACGCCACCCCTCGCTCGCCGCCCTCGCCGCGGAGCGGGGGAAGCTCCACGAGGCGAGGACGCTCGCCGTCGATAGGTGGGGACGAGTCCGGAGGTGACCGATAGCCAAGCGATCGCCCTACTTATCGAGGTGGGGGTAATCGCCGCCGCGTCGCTCGTCTGGCTCGTCCGCTCGCTCCGATGAGCGACACCCCGCCCACCCCGCCGGCGGAGGACTCGCCCCCGGAGCCCCTCGAGGACGAGCCGCCGCCGGCGGACCGTCCGGAGGTGGGGACGTCGCCCTCGAGCGTGGACCGCGCCTCGAGGATCTCCACGCGCTAATCTCCGGACGTCCGGGGCCGGACGCCTAGCCGGAGCTCGAAGCAGATGGAGCCGCCACTAGGGAGCGAGTAGCCACCCCTCGAGGACGTGAAGCGATCTCACCCCTTGGAGGAACTATGGCTATCTCGCTCGTGGAGGTGCTCCGTCAATCCGTAGACGAGCTCCACGCCCGAATGAACGCAATCGAAGCCGGCGCGGTCGCGGACCAACGCGACACCCTCAACGACATAGAACAGACGACGTGGGACGAGCTGCGCAGCGAGGCGGAGGCTAAGACGTCTCGCCTCGAGCTCCTAGTCTCCCGCGCGGAGCTCGACGCTCGCGCCGGACAGCTCATCGCTCGAGCCCACCCCGCCCCGCCGGAGCCTGTCGGATCGGGGCCCGCCTTCCCCTACCGGACCCCTGGCGAGTATGTCCTTGCCTACTGTCGGATGAAGCATGGCGACTCCGCCGAGGGGGCCCGCTTCACTCGAGCCCTGGCGGACGTCACTACCGCGCAGACGCCAGGACTCGTCCCCCCTCAAGTAACGGGGGACGTCCTTGGCATATGGCTAGGGAACCGTCCAAGCGTGGACGCTATGTCGAAGCCGCCGCTCCCCCCGGTAGGGATGAAAGTCCAACGTCCGCACATCTCCCAACATACGGACGTGGGCCCGCACACTCCGGAGAAGTCCGCGATCACGTCTCGAGCCTTCACGCTCGACCTGGCGGAGATCGACCTTAAGTCCTACGCCGGCGGGGTGGACGTCTCGTGGGAGCTCGTCCAACGCTCGAGCCCGGACGCCTTGAATCTGATCTTCTCCGATCTCGTGGCGATCTACGCCAGGAACACCGACCGCGACGCCTTCGGGGGTGTCTACGCCAACGTGACGCAGACTGTTACGTGGGACGGGACCGCCGCCACCTTCGCCAAGGCGATCTCGGACGCCGCGGTGGAATGCGCGACCAACGGGGAAGAGCAGCTCTTCCCTGACACGATATGGATGGGACTCGAGACCTACGGTCTCATCGCGAGCCTCACGGACTCGACGGGACGTCCATTCTTCCCCGACATTGGACCGACCAACGCGCTAGGCACCGCGGACGCCCAAGGGAACGTCTCTAACGTCCGCGGCCTGTCCCCCGTCGTGGACCCCCTCATCGCCCGTAACGCGTTCCTAGTGGGCCCGCGCGATCAAGCGGAGTTCTACGAGACCCCCGGGGCCCCTGTCCAATTGAGCGTCGTGGACGTCGGGGTAGCGGGATACAACGTCGGAGTTATCGGAATGTGGGCCGCCGCCGCGGTGGACCCCGCCGCCTTCGTGAAGGTGACGAGCACACTCCTACCCCTCGAGGCGAGCTCGAGCGGAGCCGCGCCGGCGAGCGGAGCGACGAAGAAAGCCGCTAGCTAGCCATGCCGGCGAGCGGAGCGTGGCTAACCGTCGCGGACTATAAGACGTGGGCGCGGATCGACTCCGCCGACACGACGGACGACGCCGCCATAGGCGACGCGGTCGCCGCGTCTATGGAAGCCCTCGAGATCCGCGCTCCGCTCGCCTTCGCCGTGGACGACGTGGGAGCTCCGCTCGTGGCGGACTCCCCGTCGCTCACCCAAGCCGGACTCCTACTGTCGAATCGCCTTATGGCTCGCCGTAACTCGCCGGACGGGATCGTGGGAGTCTCCGATATGGGGACCGCCCAAGTCCTGTCCTATGACGCGGACATAACCGCCCTCGTCTCGCCGTGGACGGAGATGGTGGTGGGATGAGCTCCGCCGCCGCCGCCGCGGACATATGCGCCAAGCTCCGAGCTGCGGGGATTCGTGCCACGACCGACGCCGGCGCGCTCACCCCGCCGGCGGTCCTCGTCCCCCCGCCCCGCCGCGTCTATGACGTCGCCTGTGGCTACACCGCGATATGGAACGTCCACGCCATCGCGCCGGCGATCACCGGAGGCGACCGGATCACGTGGGGACAGCTAGACGAGCTCGTGGACGCCATCGCCTCCGTCTATGCGGTGGAGCTCGCCCAACCCGGAGCGTACGTCCTTGGACCGAACACTCTTCCTAGTTACCTCGTCCAATTCTCAGAAGGGATCGACTAGTGGCAATCAACGAATCGCGTCTCCAGAATGGGACGCTCAAGCTAGGGCCCACCGGGACGGGACAGATGGACGCGTCCTGTCAGATCACTAACGTCCGGATCACCTCCGCCTACTCCGATGACGGGGACGCCGTTACCGTCCTATGCGGGGACACGAAGCCGCCGCCCCGCAAGCTCGACGGACACAAGCTCGAGGGGACATTGGTCCAAGACTTCGACGTCGACGCGGTCGCGCCGGCGGTAGGCGGGGTAATCAAGTACCTATGGGACCACGATCTCCAAGTGGTCGCCTACGAGTACGTCCCCAACGACGTCGCCACCTGTCCCACGATCACCGGGACGGTAATGATCGAGATACCGGCGGAGACCTACGGAGGCGACGTCAACAAGCGCGTTACGTCTGACTTCTCTTGGAACATGCAAGAGAAGCCCACCTTCGCCGTCGCCTAGTGCTCGAGCTCAACCTAAAGGGAGCCGCCGAGCTCGCCTCTACCCTGGCGATCGCCGCCGCCGCCTTCGAGGATCTCCAAGAGGGATTCACCGCGGCAGCGGAGATCATCCAGCGGGCCCAATCCTCCGCCGCACCCCGCCGGACCGGACGTCTCGCCGGCGGGATGCAGCTCCGCTACGAAGGACGTAACTCCGCCATGCTCACGAACCCCCTCGTCTATGCGGTCCCTATCCATTGGGGGAGGCGAGCTCACAACATAGAAGCGAACCCCTACGTCCTTCGAGCTGCGGACCGGACGGAGACCGCTTGGAACCGCGCCATAGAGGACGACGCGCAGCGGACCCTAAACGGGGTGCGAGGTGCCTAGGGTCCGGCTTCAAGCGGACGTGGACCTATGGCTAGGGTCCGACGTCTTTAGGGTCCGGACCAACGCCGGCGACCAGATCACCGCGGAGCGAGCGGTGGGCGATAACCCTATGGGAAAGCCCTTCGACCAGTCCTTCCACGTCTACTACGTAGCCTTCAAGCGGAAGTACCCCGATCACCCTTGCGCGAAAGCCTACGGGACCTTCATAGGCGAGCTCTCCGCCTTCGAGGAACTAGACGAGCTCGAGGACGCGACGGACGTCCCTTTAGTGACGTCTACCCCTCCGGAGGGATCGGACGTCTCGCCGTGAAGCTCGCCGTAGAGACCGGAGTCCCCGCGAGGGAGTGGCTCGAGGATCCGGTAGCCATGCTCACCGCGGCGGAGATCATGGCGGAGCGAGCGGAAGAGCTCGAGCGGGCCCGGAAGTAGGACGCCATGCCGGCGAAGCTACTCGTCCAGCTAATCGGGGACAGTACCTCCGCCGTCGCCGCCATAAAAAAGACGGGGACCGCCGCCAAGGATACGGAGACCGCCGCCAAGAAGAGTGGCTCCGCGTGGAGCGGGGTGGGGAAGGTAGCCGCCGCGGTGGGCGGAGCCTTCGCCGCCGCCAAGATCGTAGGCTTCGCCAAGGACTCCGTAGCCGCCGCGTCCGACCTTAACGAATCATGGTCCAAGGTGGGGGTAGTTTTCGGGAAGTCCGCCGGCGAGGTTTACAAGTGGAGCACCTCGTCCGCGACCGCCATCGGACTATCGCAGCAGAAAGCCCTAGAAGCCGCGTCCACCTATGGCAACCTCGCCGTAGCCCTAGGACTCCCCCCCGCCCAAGCCGCCAAGATGAGCACCTCGCTAGTAGGACTCGCCGGCGACCTCGCCTCGTTTAACAACGTCCCCGTAGGCGACGCCCTCGACGCCCTCCGCTCCGGCCTTACCGGCGAGGTGGAGCCCCTCCGCCGCTTCGGGGTGAGCCTGTCTCAAGCCCAAGTGCAAGCGGAAGCCCTCCGGATGGGACTGGCGAAAGCCCCTGTCGATATGGCGAAGGTGACGACGCAGACGGCGCGCCTGGCGATGGCCCAACGCAACGCGGCGGAGGCGACGAAGAAATACGGAGCCAACTCCAAGCAAGCCCAAGCCGCGAACCTCGCCGTCTCGAGCTCGCAGCAAGCCCTAACGAAGAGCATGGCCGGCGGGAAGGTGGAGCTCACCGCGGCACAGAAAGCCCAAGCGACCTACTCGCTCATAATGCAGCAGACCGCCGTAGCCCAAGGCGACTTCGCCCGGACCTCGAGCGGTCTCGCCAATCAACAACGGATCGCCGCCGCCCAATTCGAGAACACGAAGGCGACCCTAGGGACCGCGCTACTCCCCGTCGTCAACACCTTCGCGCAGCTCTTAACCTCCACGCTCATCCCCGCCCTTACCGTCGTGGCGAACGTGATTAAGAACAACTCGACCGCGTTTCAGATCATCGTAGGGGTAGTGGTCGCGATCGTCGCCGTATTCAAGATATGGACCGTCGTCACGTGGGCCCTCAACTCCGCCCTACTGGCGAACCCTATCTTTTGGGTAGTCGCCGCCGTGGTCGCGCTTATCGCCGTGATCGTGATTATCGCCACTAAGACGCAATGGTTCCAAGCGATATGGAAGGCGGTCTCGTCCGCGATGGTGGCCGCGTGGAACGCGACCACTCGAGCGATCGCCGTCGCGTGGAACGCCACCGTAGGCGCGATCGTGGGCGCGTGGAACGCTACCTATCGGGTGATCTCCGGAGTCTTTAGGGCGATCCTTGGCGCGGCGATGGCGGTATGGGGGTGGATCCGTGGGAACTGGCCCCTCTTGTTGGGGGTAATTACCGGGCCCTTCGGGATGGCGGTCGTCCTGATAATTCGCTACTGGTCAAGTATCTCCGGATTCTTCGCCGGGATCGTGGGCGCGATCGGGGGAGCCTTCTCGCGCGTCTACGGACTGATAACCGCGCCCTTCGTCACCGCCTTTAACTACGTGAAGTCCATAGTCGAGGGGGCCCTATCGTGGATCTCCGCTCGAGTGAGCTCCGTTATGTCCGTGGTGACGGGAGCGATCAACACCGCGAAGTCCGTCTACAACACCTTCGCCCGGACGTGGAACGCCATCCAAGTAACGCTCCCCACCATCGACACTCACATACCGGGAGTGGGGAAGGTGGGCGGGGGGACGATCGGGATGCCAGACCTTCCGATCCTCGCCGCCGGCGGACTGATGACGCGGAGCGGTCTCGTGTTCGCCCACGCCGGCGAGGTGATCTCCCCCGCTCCGGCCCGAGCTCGAGGGGACTCGCCGCTCGTCCAGATCGTTAACGCTCACTTCTCGGAGAAGGTGGACGTCGCCGTCCTAGGTCGCCGTCTGGCGTGGGAGCTCGAGACCGCGGGGGTATGAGGACGTGGACTGTATCCGCCGCGCCTGGCTCGTCATGGGGACGAGGACGCTCGAGCTCGAGGACGACCTAGCGGGGTATGCCGCGATCGAGCTGGACCTAGGCTTCCCCGAAGTCCGCGAAGTAGTGTCCGCCCGCCCCGGAGCGGACGGGGTGGACGATCGGACGTCGCTAATGGGATCTCGAGCGATCTCCGTAAACGTCCGGAACTTCTCCGGGACCATGACGCCGGACGAGGTGGCTACCCTCTTCGCGCCCTTCATGCTCCCTAGCGCGCGACCGGAGCTCCACTACGTCCTAGACCGCCCTGGCGCGCCGGAGCGTATGGCGGTCGTCCGCTCGAGCGGATACGGATGGCCCATCACCGGACAGCGGAAGCGGGAGATCCACCTATCTTGGATCGCCGCGGATCCCATCTTCCGCGACCCCGCCCAACGCTCGAGCTCGAGCCGCTCCGGATCCACGACCACTCCGGGACGCACCTATCCGCTCGACTACCGGACCTACACCTCGAGGACGTACCCCCCTGGCGGGGGATCCGCCACGACGGGGGAGATCGCCTCGCCTGGCGACGTCCCCGTCCGTCCGCTACTGCGCATCTTCGGACCGATCACGGATCCCCGCGTGGAGATTCAAGTAATGGACCCCGCGACGAAGGTGGCGGACTATGCGATCGCCTTCGTCACCGGGACCATTATCGACCCCGGACATTGGATCGACCTCGACACCGACCGCCGGACCGCCCTATGGGACTCCGACCCCTTACAGTCCGCTATGTCGGACGTGGACTGGCAGACGTCCACGTGGCCGCACCTTCCCCCCTCGCCGGCGATCTCCTATTTCAACCTCTACGGGGACTCCACGTCCGGAGTCTCTCAAGTAGAGGCGACGTGGATGGATGGCTACCTAACGTGAGCGATCCCCTCGTCCCCGCTGGCCGCGAGCGGTGGAGGCTAACCGTCCACCGGAGAGACTTCGCCTCGACCTCCTACGCCAAGGCGACGGGGGTAACGGAGCTCACCGACGCCCGGAGCCGTCGCCTCGAGCTGGCCCTTAACGCGCCGGCGAAGCTCACCTTCACCATCGACGGACACTCGCCCTCCGCCGCCTACGTCCAAGAGCTCACTACGGAGATCATGGCGTGGCGATGGGACCCCGAGCTCGCCGCGGACCGCCTTATGTTTCGAGGGGTAGTGTCCGCTTCGGAGGACGTGGCGAGCGAGACCGTCCATAGCGTGAACTTCTCCGCCTTGGACTATCTGTCCATGCTCAACCGTCGCTATCTGACCAACGCGACCGATTGGACGCAGACGGGACGAGATCAAGACCTATGGGTATCGGATCTCTTGGCTCGAGCGGTCGCCCTCACCTCGAGCGGGGGGACGTCGCTCACCCCCGGATCCCACCTTCCCCTCGCCCTTCTCACCGTCAACCCGGACGGATCCTTCCGCGATACCTACTCCGGACGTCTCCGCGACCGCACCTATCAGGGACAGCAATCCATAGGCGCGGCGATCACCGACCTCGCCTCTTGTATCGACGGATTCGACGTGGACGTACGCTTCGCCGCGGATACGGACGGGACGGACTATCTCCGGATCTTCTATCCGTCCCAAGGGATCTCGAGGCGGGATCTCATGCTCGCCTACGGATCGTCCGTCTCCGGCTTCACGCGCTCCGCCAATAGCGCGGACCTTGGATATGCGAACTACGTCCGGACGATCGGGGACGCCGGCGGGACCGAGGGGGCCCCTCAACTATGGGCGGAGTCCATCGGAGCGGACGCTAACGACGTGGGCCGGATCGGGGTGGGGGTATGGATGGCCGCGACAAGCGAGACGGACGTAAAGGTTAAGCAGACGCTCCAAGAGAAGGCGGACGGGGTGCTCGAGGACTCCGGGGCCCTCGTCCCCTCCTACTCGCTCACGCTCCGGCCCGGATGGTATCGACCGGACACGCCGGCGATGGGCGATACCGTCCCCCTCGTGATCTCGAGCGGTCGCCTCGAGGTATCCACGACCGTCCGCGTCCAAGCGATCCGCTTCGACATTGGCGACGACGGACAAGAGGACGTAGAGATGGACGTGGGACGTCCCCGTCTCACCTTGGACGCCCTATTTCGACGGACGAAGCGCGACGTAGACGCGCTCGCGCGGAGGTGATCTCGTGACTCGCTACACCCCCCAATGGATCCAAGCCGGAACCTACGCCGCGTCCTTGGACCGCCGCCTTATCGGAGCCCTCTATCCGTCCGGCGCGATCACCGGATGCCAAGTGAAGGCGGTAGGGACGGGGATGGACGTAACCGTCGACCCGGGGACCGTCGCCGTCCCCGCGTCCAACGGGACCGGATCCGTCCTATGTACCTCCGACGCGGTGGAGACGCTCACCCTCGACCCCGCCCCGCCGGCGGGGACCGACCGCTTGGACTTGATTATCTGCCGTCCCCGCTCCATAGACCTCGACGGGGTATCGACCCAAGAGGACTTCATCTTCGACAACGTGACCGGAGCGAGCGGAGCTCCCCAAGGGACACAACCCCTCGCGTGGGTAACCGTCCGCGGCGGAGCCGCGTCCATCGCCGCCGGCGACGTCCAAGATATTCGCTTCGACTTCGCCGTCCCTACCGCGATGCCCGCCGCCTGGCCTCCCAACCATCCCGGGAAAGCCCTCGTCGCCTACCACCGCGCCACTAGCGCCGGACAAGCGATCCCTACCGGAGCGTGGACGAACCTCACGAACTGGACGACCGCCGCGACCATAGACCTAGGCGGAGGATCGTGGGACGCCGCCACTAACTCCTATGTGATCCCCCACAAGGGACTCTACCTAGTGAACGCCGCCCTCAATATGTACCTAACGGGGACGACCTTTACTAACCGCCAAGTGGACTTCGGACTTCAAGTGAACGTAAACGGAGTGGGAGCCGGACTATGCCTGATCTCGAAGAACATGGGAGTCCTAACCGCCGGGACGTACGTGATCTATGAAAAGGGAAGCGAGATGAGGGTACTTAACGCCGGCGACAAACTATCCCTGTCCGCCTACTCCTATAACGCGCCGGCGAGTTACACCGTCAATAGCGGGAATACGTTTCTCGAGGTGATCGAGCTCCCCCACCCCGTCCCCTAGGAGGGATCTATGTCCTATGAAGCCCAAGCGGATCTCTACGGAGACGGAGCCTTCCAAGCGCGATGTACCTCCGCGGCGACGGAGCAAGCCGCCCAATTCTCCGACGCCCTAGCGGACGAGGTGAGGCGAGGTAACGGGGACGTCCTTCTCTGCTTCGCTCGTCTCGCCGCCGCCGGGCCCGGGATCGCGGATAAGGCGGACAACGGGGACGGGACGGTAGATCAGTCCGCGGTGACAGACGCGGACATACTGTCGCTCACTCAAGCGAATTGGCCTATCGTCGCCGCCCTCTATCCGCCGGCGGTCGCGTCGTGAGCGGGCCCGAGCTCGAGCGGGAGCGATTCGTCTCGCCGGACGGGGTGGCCCTCGAGGACGTCTCGTGGCCGGAGCCGGCGACACCCCCTCGCCTCGAGATGGCGGACGACCATAGGGGCCCGCTCGACCGCGACGAGGACGCGGACTGGCTCGAGCCGGACGATCCCCGCCGGCGCGAGGTGGAGCGGAGGCGAGGTGGCTCTTAACCGGATCCCCTATCCGTCCCCGAACTACTCGAGCCGCGGTGGAGCCGCCGTCCGCTTGCTCGTGGTCCATACCGCGGAGGGAGCGACGACCATCTCTAGCCTTGGCTCGTGGTTCGCCAATCCGGACGCCCAAGCCTCGTCCCACGCCGGCGCGGACGACACCCCCAATACGGTAGGGATCTACGTGGCGAGACCGGACAAGAGCTGGACCCAAGCGGACTTCAATCCGGAATGTTGTTCTATCGAAGCGTGCGGCTTCGCCGGATGGGGAGCCGCGGAGTGGGACGCTCACCCCGTCATGGTGGACAACATAGGACTATGGCTAGGCGAGGAAGCCGCCGCCTTCGGGATCCCGCTCCGTCTGCTAACCGCCGGCGAAGCCCAAGGCGGAGCCGCGGGGGTATGCGATCACGCCGCCCTAGGAGCTCGAGGCGGGGGACATTGGGACGTAGGCTCGTCCTTCCCTTGGACTCGAGCCCTCGAGATCGCCGGCGGAGCAGCTCCGCCCTCGAGTGGACCGCCTAGCACATCGCCGCCTAGCGCGACCGCCCCGCCCTGGCCTGGCGTCCTACTCGTGAACTTCCACGCCGGCGACGGGACGTCCACGTGGCAAGCTCGCATGGCGGAGCGGGGATGGGCGATCGCCGTGGACGATCTCTACGGGGACCAATCGGAGACCGTCTGTCGCCAATTCCAAGGCGAGGCGATGGCGGAGGGACACGACATAGGCGCGAGCTCGCCGGACGGAATAGTGGGCCCTAAGACGTGGGCCCTAGCTTGGACGAAGCCCATAACCTAGCGATGCCCTGGCGGATCAAGCGGAATGTCTACCTCGTGATCCTCGCCGCCGCCATGCTCGCCGGCGCGATCATCGTATGGGTACACAACGAGACGAGCGACACGGACCTACTCGCCGCCCTCGCCGTCGTGGGCGGACTGGCGATCCTCATAGTCGCCCTCCCCTCGAATGGCGGGGAGAAGCCCTAGGGCCCGGATCCTCGTCCTCTTCGCCGCGATCCTCGTCCTCGTCCTCGTGGCCGCGTGGGCCCTTGGCGTCCTCCTAGCCACGATCATCGCCTAGCCGGCGGAGCGGGGATCCTGGCGGATCCTAGGGCCCTCTACGTCCAATCTGGCGGTAAGCTCGTCTTACCATAGTGTGCTATACTGGTAAGCGTGCCTGACACCCCGAAGATCCCCGCCAACCGGAAGCGGTGTCCCCGCTGCGGACTCGTCAAGGACCGGAAGCGGTCCTATACCCACCGCGCGGACGGGACCATCTTCTCGTGGTGCAAGGACTGTAACGCCCAATACAAGAGAGACCGCGCGGCGAAGCTCCGCGCCGAGAAGGGACTACTACCATGACGACCGCCTACCCCTCCGGAGTGGGAGCCGCAGAGTACTTACGAGCCGCCGCCGGATGCCTACTCCGCGCCGCGGACGAGTGGACGGACGAGGACCAAGCGATCTTCGACGCCTCCAATACCGGGATCCGGACCGCCTTCGGATATCACCTCGAGGAAGTGGCCGCGACGATCCAAGCCTTCGCCCTCGAGCTCGAGCGGAAGGCGGAGGACCGCTCCGCGATCGTGCTCGTGGACCGCGACGGACTAGGGGCCCTCTAGTGGCCGCGGAGACGAGGGGAGTCCTTCCGGACTTCGTGCTCGAGCTGGCGGACATAGACGTCCAGAAGGTGAGCCTCGAGGACGCGTGGAAAGCCCTCGCTCATCTCGTGGGGGTAGCCCGCGAGATCGCCAGGGACCAATACCTCGAGCAGATCGAGCCGTGGGAAGAGGGACACGAGCCGGCGGACGTCCGCCTATGCGCCGCGTGTCTCATGGCTCCGGCGGAGGACGGGGATCGCTACTGCGCATCTTGCGCGACCGCTCCGGACCGCAGCTCGTGGACCGGAGCTCACCTCCACGAGCCGCCGGCGGACTCCGAAGGGGGGACTCGTGACTAGGCGCGAGCGGGAGGCGAACCCCTCGCCGCTCGAGCTCCGCCGGCGAGCCCTCGCCGGCGACTCCCCGCCGGACTCGTCCGATCCGTGGGCCCTTCTCGAAGAGGTGGAGGATCCTTCGGAGCTCCCTACGGTCGCGGAGTGGCTCGAGGCGGGGGGCCCTATGCGGGAGGTGGGGGCCGATGGCTAACGATCGGGGGACGATCCCCGCGGACGAGCTGCGGACTCGAGCGGGGGGGAAGCGGGGGAAGCGGTACACCTCTACGGGGGACTTCGTTTCTATGCTTAAGCGTATGGTCGCCGCCGCCGGAGCTCGAGTGGGAGACGCGGACGTGGACGATCTCGTCGCCCTCGTGGAGATCCGCCAGGATCTCGACGCGGCGATTCAGCGCGGCATAGATGGACTCCGCGAGGACGGATATACGTGGGAGTCCATTGGGAAGGGACTTGGAGTGACTCGCCAAGCCGCGCTCATGCGATGGGGACGGAAGCGCGACCTTCCGTCCGCCACCGCGTCCTAGCCCTATGGCCGGCGATCTCGAGCCGGCGAAGGGTAGAAGCGAGCTCGACATACTGCGACAGCAATTCGCCCCCGGAGCGGGGGACGACGAGCTCGCCTACTTCGCCAAGGTGGCTAACCATCTCGCCCTAGATCCGTGGGCGGGACATATCTGTCTGATGCCCATAGGCGGGGCCCACCGTCCCACGATCACCGTCGCCGGACGCCGCTTCATCGCGGACCGGACGGGGAACCTCGCCGCGATCGAGGGGCCCGTCTGGCGGGGACGGACCGTCGTCCTCGAGGACGGGACGAAGCTCCGTCCCCCCTACGAGGAAGATTGGGAGCCGGAGACGGAGACGGACCCCTACCCCTACGCGGCGCGTTGCCTCGTCCACCGGAAGGATTGGATCAAGCCGGCGAACGGGACCGCCCTATGGACGGAGTTCTCGAGGTGGACGAAGGCGGACACTCACCCTAAGACGGGGGAGGTACTCAAGCCCTCCAAGCTCTTCGAGACGTGGGAGCGGATGCCGTCTCATATGTTGGGGAAGGTGGCGGAGAGCATGGCTCTGCGGCGCGCCTTCCCCGAAGTCCAAGCCGCGATCTCCTACGTGGGCGGATCGGACGAGGACTCCACCCTTCTCCGCGAGGTGGAGGCGGAAGGCTACGTCCTAGCCTCGAGCTCCGCCGGCGGAGCGACGTCCGGAGGGGAAGCCGGAGCCGCTCCGCGGGCCCGAGCTGCGGTCCGCCGCTCGAGGTGGGAGGACGATCGCGTCCCCGATCACGTCTATGACGATCTCCCCGAAGCCCAAGGGCCCCGATGAAGCGGGACGTCCAGCTATCGCTCATCGACGGGATGGAGAAGCCCGTAGGGCCCATCCCCCAATCCGTCCAAGAGGGGACCAACGCGGACCTAATCCGCCGCCTGGCGGGGATCTACCTAACGGGGACCGTCGTGGACGTGACCTATGGGCGGGGTAAATGGTGGGACCAATGGCGACCGCCCAACCTCGTCGCCCACGACCTCGAGCTGGACGGGGTGGACTTCCGACACCTCCCCTACCCCGCCGCCGCCTTCGATACCGTCTGCTTCGATCCGCCCTACGTGGAGTCCGGTAGCCGGAGCACCTCGAGCCGGACTCACTTCCTAGACGGATACGGACTAGGGACGGAGCTCGAGTCTCGAGTCTCGCCGGAGGGGACTCGAGCGATCATGCTCGCCGGCTTCGTGGAAGCCTGTCGCGTCGCTCGCCGCTTCGTCCTCGTGAAGTGTATGGAATATGTCGCCTGGCATCGCTTCCACGATCCGCCTACGGAGGTGATCGTCGCCGGCGCGGGGATCGGATGGGAGCTCCACGACCGGATCGTCCACAACTCCGGCGGGGGGCCCGGAGGTGGCTACCGGATTAAGGACGTGAAGAGGACGCAGCGGGCCCACTCCTATCTCCTAGTGTTCGCGCCGGCGAGCTCGAGGCGGACCGCCGGAGCTCCGAGGGGGTGGGCGGGGGGCCCGACGTGAGCGCGTGTCGCTCATGCGGAGCGGAGATCCTCTGGGCCCATACCCGCGACGGTAAGCGGATCCCCTTGGACGCGGTCCCCTCGCCGGCGGGGAACGTCTACCTCAACGAGTCCGCCACCTTCGCTCGAGCCTCCGTCCTGTCCGGGGCCCTACTCGAAGCCGCTCGCTCCGCCGGCGAGAAGCTCCGGACGTCTCACTTCGCCACCTGTCCCCAAGCCGGCGAGTGGAGGCGGAAGCGTGGCTAGGCCAGGATCGCCGCTCACTCGCCAACGCTCGCCGTGGGACCGGGACCCGGGATCGGACCTCGAGATCCAAGGGGTAGAGGCGAGGTGCTATCGCCGGCGCGTGTCGGACGGGGCCCTCGTCGCCCTCGTCGCCCTCGAGCCGGAGGGATGGCATCTCTCCGTTAGCTTCCGGTCCCATCGGGGGACGCTCACTCGCTATCCGTCGTGGGACGAGCTGGCCCACGCTCGCTACGAGCTCCTACCGGCGGAGATTACGGTCGCCATGATCCTCCCCCCGCCGGACGAGTACGTCGCCCTCCACGACACGACCTTCCACCTTCACGAGCTCCGGCCCGATGGCTAGGGCCCGCCTTACCCCGCTCGAGCTCGCCTACCGCGCCAAGCTCGAGGAAGAGTGGCGGGACGAGGTGGTGGACGCCGCTCACCGCTTCGGATGGCTCGTCGCCTACTTCCGTCCGGCGAGGACGGAGAAGGGATGGCGGACCCCCGTAGGCGCGGACGGTAAGGGATGGCCGGACCTCGAGCTCGTCCGCGACCGGATCCTCCACGTGGAACTAAAGCGCGAGCTAGGCGAGCTCGAGGACGAGCAGAAGGAATGGCGGAAGCATCTCATCGCCGCCGGCGCGGAGTATTACGTCTGGCGTCCGTCCGATATGGACGAGGTGATCGCCGTCCTCCGCCGGCGGGGAGCTGCGTCGTGAAGCCGGAGGGGGCGATCCCGCTCGAGCTCGTGCCTATCGAGCTGCGCAACGCGCGCCGCTTCGTGGTCGCCCATCACTCCCACGCCGGCGACGTCCGCGCCTGGCGTTTCGGGGTGGGAGTCCTCGCCGCCGGCGAGCTCGTGGGGGTGGGGATCGCAGCTCGACCGAAGGCGGGGGGACTCGACTCCGGTAGGGCCCTCGAGATCACGAGGGTAGCCACGATCGGGACCCCTAACGCGTGCTCGAGGATCTACGCCGCGCTATGCCGCGCCGGCGGGGCCCTTGGCTACGTGGAAGCGTGGACGTACACCCTCGAGGGGGAGTGTGCGGTCTGTCCTCGAGCCGCCGGCTTCGTGGAGTCCCCGCCGCCCAAGGCGGAGCCCCGCTCGTGGAACCGTCCCCAACGCGTCCGCGTGGAAGTCAACCTCTTCGGGGAGACCACTACCCCGATCGGACCTAAGCGGAGATGGCGACGGGAGCTCCGGCCTTGAGGTGGCTCCGATGGTGGCTCGAGCTCGAGCGGGCCCGCCGCGCCGCCTACCGGGCCCGGGGCCCGCTCGCCGTCGCCCTGGCGAATCGGACCCTAGAACGCGTCCGGATGAACGGACCAAGATAGACGGACCTACCCAACGCGACGAAGCGGGCCCTTATGGGGGGCCCGCTCCTAACGAATCACTCGAGGGGAGTTATCGCTTATGCCCAAGATACCCACAACGGGGGACGCGAATCACGGATCCACCTTCCCCCCTACTGCCTTCGTCCAGCGGGGGACTTGCTCCGGTCTATGTCGTGGCTTCGGTCTCGAGGTGGTCCCCGTCCTTCTCGAGCTCGAGCGGGGCCCTGGCGGGGCCCACGAGATGCAGCTATGCGCGGAGTGTTTGGCGGACTTCGCCGTCGCCCAAGAGCTCGTCCGGGGCCGCGTCTACCTCTTGGACGTGGACCGCAATTGGAAGCTCGTCGCCGCCACCCCGAAGGACGGGGGATCGTGGAATGGGATCCTGGCGTGAGCGGGGACCCTATCCCTATCTGGCGGAAGAAAGCCGCCCGAGCTCTAGTGGAGTCCTGTCCCGCGCCCTATGACCGGACCTTGGACGCCATGCTCCGCGTTGGCCTGTCTACCGGCGAGGTATACGCCGCGCCGGAGACGCTCGCTCGAGTGGCGAAGTCCTCGAGGCGGACCGTCCTCCGCCATCGGACGTGGCTCGCCGGCGCGGGGTACGTGGTGAAGGTGGGCGGGGGATACCGGGGCCGGATCGCTCGCTACCGGATCCCCGCCCTCGTGGGAAAGAGTGTCAAAGAGTGCCAATCTGGCACCCAATCCGTAGGGGAAAGAGTGCCAATCTGGCACGCGGACCCGGTAGTACCCGCTCACGTAGTGAGCGCGGGTACTACTACTAACGCGTATGCCTCGCCGGCTTCGAGCTCGAGCACGTGGAAGGCGGATCTCCGTCCCCTCGAGGACGCTCCGCTTCCCCTTCCATCGCGCCGGCGATCCGTGGACGTCCGCTTCGTGGACGAGGCGAGCTCGTGAGCTCCGACCAAGGACGCTTCGAGGGGATGGACGTCCCCGTAGATCCGGAGGCGAGGTGGGGGAGCCTGGCCCTCGAGTGGATCCGGACGCTCCCCGCCGGCGACACCCGCACCTACACGAGCGAGGACGTGACTCGAGCGATAGGACTACCGGACGAGCCTGGCTCGCCGGCGAATGGCGCGGTAGGCGCGGCGATCGCTCGAGCTCTACGCCTAGGGTGGATCGCTCGAGTGGGCGACACTCCGGCCCGTAACGTCCGCCAGCATGGCGCGAGGATCGGGGTATGGCGGAGGCTACGGACCTAGGCTCGAGGCGGTCCACCTAGACACGACCGAGGGGAGGTGATCTCGTGGCGATCTCCGCTAGTGCTCGAGCTCGTCTGCCAAGGGGAGCGTACGTCTACGGTCCACGCTCGAGCGTGGGCGGACGGGGACGGAAGTCCTATCCGATCGACACCCCCGCTCGAGCTCGAGCCGCCCTGTCTCGAGCTGCGCAGAAGGGGACGAGCGGTAGCTATGCGAAGGTGGAGCGAGCGGTCGTCCGCCGCTATCCGCAGATCGCTACTCGCCACTCGCCGGCGGGGAGCTCCACGATCTCGAGACGGAGTGGCGGTCGGGGTGGCGGTCGCCGCTCCGTCGCTACTCGCCGGCGATGAAGCCTCCGCCTTACGCCCCGGATCTCGAGCTCATCGGATGGATGGAGGGGAGACGCTACCGTCCCCGCCATCGCCGGCGATGGTGGGCCCGATGGTGGAGGCGACGTGGGTAGAAGCCGGAGCACGATCCGCCGTATCCGTCCGGAGCCTGGCGAGCTCCACGCCTACCGTCCGGGCCCGGTAGACGAGCGGGGACGTACCGTCTGCCGTAGATGCGGGGAACTATGGGAGTCCCCCGTCCACGTCCACGACGTCCGGACGTCGCCCTTCTCCGGCCCTCGAGTAGTCCCCTAGCCATGCCACCTAATCCCCGCTGGCCGCGGGGGTGGGAGCGGACGAGGCGGACGGTACTGGCGAGGGATGGCTACGTCTGTCGCCTCGAGCTCGAGGGGTGCGAGGGGGTGGCTACCCACGTGGACCACGTACTACCCCGCCGCTACGGGGGGAGCGACGAGCTCGCCAACCTCCGAGCTGCGTGCTCGAGCTGCAACCTCAAGCGTGGGGACGGACGCTCGCCGTCCACCCCGCCCGTCTCGTCATGGTAGGCG